TCCGCATCGACGGCGACCCGATCGCGCTGACCGACGACGGCCGGGGCTGGCGCACCGTCTTCCGCATCGACCCCGAATCCTGAGCGGCCGGTCGTGCGACATGTCGCAACGGCCCGTGGGGATTTCACGCACTTTTCTTCGGCGACGCGGCCGGCGCAACCATCGATTCCGAAAACGGTTTGCGTCGCCGCCATCCCAAACACCTCCGACGATTTTTCCGCCGCCTGCGACTTGTCGCCAGAGAGGGCGACAGGCCGGCGACGCAGTCGTCATTCGCATCCCGTAGCTACGGGCCGCGCCCCTCGGGCAACCACTGCCGGACCTGTCGCCCGCGCGGCGGCCCGCGTTCGTTTCGGAGGTCCGGCATGGTGTCCGTTCCGACCAAGTCCTCGCTCACCCCGGCGCGCCGCCGGCTGGTCGAGCGCCTGCAGCAACTCAACTTCGGCCGCGTCGAGGGGCTCCTCGTCCGCGGCGGCGAGCCGGTCTTCGGCCCGGCCACCCGCGTCGTCCGCGAGATCAAATTCGGCGGCGAGAACGCCCCCCGGCCCGAACGCGGCCTGGACGACTTCGTGGTCAAGGCCCAGGTGGTGGAACTGCTCCGCTGCCTGTCGGAGATCGGCGACGGCCGCATCGACGTGCTGGAGGTGAAGCACGGCCTGCCGTTCCGCCTCATCCTGGCCGAGGCCCCCGACAGCGCGGCCTGACCGCCGCCATCGCGACAACCCGACAACCTGACGTTTTCCTTCACCCGACATTCAGCCGGCCGCGACGCGGAGGCGCATGTGGGCGACGCCGACCGGGCGTTCCCGCACCGCCTCCGCTTCGCGTTGGCCTGCACCGTCGCGCCGATCGTCGTGGCCCACGCCTGCTCCTCCGCGGCCGGAGGAGACTTCCCGTGCATCACGACAACACGATCGTTCTCCGGGGCTTTGCCCGGTCCATCATCCGCCGCAAGGCCCGGTTCCTCGTCCGCTGCGACGGGTTCACCGCCCGCGACCTGCCCGACGTCGAGCAGGAACTGCGGCTGCGGTTGTTGCAGAGCCTGCCGCAGTACGACCCCGCCCAGGGCCACATCAACGTGTTCATCACCACCGTGGTCGAGCGGTCGGTGGCCATGCTGGTCCGCGAGCGCTGGGCGAAGAAACGCAACTCGACCGGCATCGAGTCGCTGGACGCCGGGCCCGCCGGGAACGATACGACGACCGACGTCCCAGACCGGCCTGGGGCGGGCGGCCCGGAGCGGTTCGATCTGGCCCTCGATCTCGACGGGGTGTTGACCGCCCTGCCGGCGGAACTGCGTGACCTCGCGGTGCGGCTCCGGGAGCAAACCGTTTCGCAGGCGGCCCGCGCGATGAACGTGCCGCGCACCACCCTCCTGCGTCAGGTCGAGCGACTGCGGCAGTGCTGCGAGGACGCCGGCCTGCGGATTTATCTCTGATCGCTGCGTCAACTCGCCCGCGAACGGCAAAGGCCTTCTTGTAGACGGACTGATTCGTGACGCGGGAGACAGACATGACCCGAGAAGTGTACCGCTACACGTTCGCGCCGGGGGTGCCGACGGAGGACGTCGAGGCCTCGCTGCTGCTGGCCATCTGGGGCACCCAGAGCCTGCACGGCGAGGTCCAGGCCCGCCTCGACGCCGCCCACTACCTCGACCCGCGCGGCGGCGGCTGCGTCATCGACGCCGGGACGCCCGTCGGTCGCGACTTCAACCGCCTGTTCCTCGGCTTCCTGCAGCGCGAGTTCGGCCCGGAGAGCTTCCGCGTCGAGCGCGTCACCGCCCTGCGTGCGGACCAGACCGCCGCCCGCCCGAGCGAGGAGGTGTGCGCGTGAGCCTGCTCGCCAAGGTCCAACGCGGCCGCACCCCGCGGCCGCCCCGACTGCTCGTCTACGGTACTCCGGGCATCGGGAAGAGCACGTTCGGATCGCAAGCCCCGAGCCCGGTGTTCGTCCCGACCGAGGACGGTCTCGACGAGATCGACTGTGCCAAGTTCCCGCTCGCCGCCACCCTCGACGAAGTGCTGGCCGCGCTCGCGGAACTCCGCACCCAGCCGCACGACTTCGAGACGGTCGTCCTGGATTCGCTCGACTGGCTGGAGCGGCTGATCTGGGACCGGGTGTGCGCCGAGTTCTCGGTCAAGAACATCGAGAAGGCCGACGGCGGCTACACGCACGCCGTCACCCACTGGCGCGAGGTCGTCGATCAACTCAACCTGCTGCGTTCGCAGCGCGGCATGGTGGTCGTGCTGATCGCGCACGCCAAGGTCGAGAAGTTCGAGGACCCCGAGGCCCCACCGTACGACCGCTACTCGCCCCGGCTGCACAAGCACGCCTCGGCCCTCGTGAGCGAGTGGTGCGACGCCGTGCTGTTCGCCACGCGGAAGTTCCGCACCGCCAGCGAGGACGCCGGCTTCGGCAGGAAACGCACCATCGCCCACGCCATCGGCAAGGACGGCGGCGAGCGCGTGCTGCGGTGCGTTGGCGGGCCGAGTTGTGTCGCCAAGAACCGCTACGGGCTGACCGAAGAGTTGCCCCTGTCCTGGGCGGCGTTCATGACCGCCCTCACCACCCACCAACCCGACCCAACGACCGAGGAACCGACCCATGGCTAACTTGAACGGCTTCGACGCGAACCAGGTGGAACCGACCGGCGACTTCGACCCGGTCCCGGCCGGCAAGTACCTGGCCGTCATCACCGAGTCGGAGATGAAGCCGACGAAGTCCGGCTCCGGCAACTACCTGCAACTCACGTTCGAGATCATCGACGGCCCCCACAAGGGGCGGCTGCTCTGGGCGCGGCTCAACCTCGACAACCCGAACGCGACGGCGGTCGCCATCGCCCGGGCGGAACTGTCCGCCATCTGTCGGGCCGTCGGCGTGCTGGCCCCGACCGACTCGACCGACCTGCACGACCTGCCGCTGGTGATCCACGTCAAGTGCAAGAAGCGGCCCGACACCGGCGAGATCGGCAACGAGGTCAAGGGCTACTCGCCCAAGGCCGCCCTGACCGAGTCCGTCGTCAAGCCGGCCGCCCCGTCGACCAACGGCAAGGCGACCACCCCTCCGTGGAAGCGGTGAGCGAGGCGGCTGTTCCGCGTGCCCGCTCTCCTTGAGTGTGGGGCGGGCACGCCTTTCAGACGAGCCACGGTGAGGAGACCACATGGAACTCGAACTTCCGTTCCCGCCGAGCGTGAACCACCTGTGGCGGCGGGTCGGCCACCGCACGCTCCTGAGTCGCGGCGGCCGCGCGTTCCGTCGGGCGGTGCAGACGACCCTCGCCGCCCGGGGCGTGCGGCCGATCGCCGGCCGCCTGGCGGTCACCATCGACGTGCATCCGCCGGACCGCCGCCGCCGCGACCTCGACAACGCGCTGAAGGCGTTGCTCGACGCACTCCAACACGGCGGGGCCTACCACGACGACGCCCAGATCGACGACCTGCACATCCGCCGCGGTGAGTGCGTCCCCGGCGGCCGGATGTGCGTGCGGCTCGTGCCGCACCCCGATCCGGGGCCGGCCGGGGCCGAGGAGCCGCCAGAACCGCCGGTAGACGTGCCCGGGGGCGCGAAGCCACGCACCTGTCTGAAGTGCAACAAGCTCTTCCACTCGGCCGGGCCGGGCAACCGCATCTGCCCGCCCTGTAGTCGCGACAACGCCCGGCTGCGGCTGAGTGAACCGGAAGTGCAGCGGCAGCGCGGCGCGAAGCGTCGCAACGGGGAAGCCCTCTCGCCGGCCGTGCTCGACGGGGACGCCGCATGATGATCCTGCGCGACTACCAGCACGCGGCCGTCGAGGCGGTGTACGACCACCTGCGGAAGCGGGACGACAACCCGTGCGTGGTCATCCCCACCGCCGGCGGCAAGACGCCGGTCATCGCCACGATCTGCCGGGACGCGGTCGGTCGGTGGGGCGGCCGCGTGCTGGTCCTGGCTCATGTGAAGGAGTTGCTGGAGCAGACCGCCGACAAGCTGCGGGCGGTCTGCCCCGAGGTGCCGTTCGGCGTCTACTCCGCCGGCCTGAAGCGCAGGGACCGCACCGAGCCGGTCATCGTGGCGGGCATCCAGTCGGTCTGGAAGAAGGCCTGCGACTTCGACCCGTTCGACCTGGTGATCGTCGACGAGGCCCACCTCATCCCGCCCGAAGGCGACGGGATGTACCGGCAGTTCCTCGACGACGCGCGGACGGTGAACCCCAATCTCCGCGTCATCGGCTGCACGGCGACGCCGTACCGGCTCAAGACCGGCTCGATCTGCACGCCGGAGGGGATCCTCAACCACGTCTGCTACGAGGTCGGCGTCCGCGAGTTGATCGTCCGCGGCTACCTGTGCCCGCTGGTGTCCAAGGCCGGGCGGACGCGGTTCGACACGTCGGACCTGCACGCCCGCGGCAGCGAGTTCGTGGCCGACGAGGTCGAAGATTTGCTCATGGTGTCTGTCGCATCTTCAAGAAAGCCATCGCATGTGCCGACAACGACGTGGCGAAGTTGAGGAACGAGATTTCTTCGCAAGGGCAGGTATACCCGCCCGTGCTGGCTTCTTCCTTCTTCGTCAGGATCAAACTGGCTGAATCGTACAGTCGTTCCCGAACAAGACGTAGAAGCAGTAGTTCATATCGCTTGGCGTAGGATGCACCGATGAACTCGGGGAATACCTTGTAGTGCGGCTGGGAAACTTTGACCGGGCTTTGGGACTTGGAGCAATCTTCAAGGATGAAGACGTAGCCCAGCCACGGACGTTGCGAGGGCTTGAACGCCCCTTCACGGTATGCCGCCCACAAGTCGGTAGCGTTCCCAAGCACTTCCTCGGTGCGGTTGTTGAAGTTGTTTCCGAACGACGGCCCCACTTGGGCTTTGAACTCCATGACGGCCAGAAGATGTCCATCAACCACGGCGAGTAAGTCCCACGACTTCTCGGCTCGGAAGTAACCCGGCAGTTCTACCTTGCTCGACCAAAAGACGTTGGCATCGGGTAGACCAGCTTCCAACAAGATCGCACGGCACAAGCCAACAAACCCATCGAGATGTTTTCCTCCAGTGACGGCGGAACGAAGCCCTGCGTCCTTCAAACCCGTGCCAAGCCCCTGACTTTCGGCTTGCTTGTCACGGGTATTCCAGAAGTGACTGATGGCGGTTCGGAGTTGTTCATCCAGCTTATCCATTGATGATGATCTCCGAACTAACGAACATGCTCATGGACTTCTGTAACCTCTTGTTTGCGAACTGCAAGTAGTTCGGGTTCACTTCCACGCCAACGCTGTTTCGGCCCCATGTCATCGCTGCGAGGGATGTCGTCCCTGTTCCCCAGAACGGATCGAACACGGTGTCCCCAACAAAGCTGAACATCCGAACGAGTCGCTCGGCCAGTTCAACGGGGTAGGGTGCTGGGTGGTTGCGGGTCGATGCCCCGGTTAGTCCGGTCCATATCTGTTGAAACCAACACTGGTAGTTGTCTTCGGAAATAATGCTCAGGATACGTTCGGCCTCTGTCGGCTGACGGTATCCACCGGGTTTCCGTTCCATCAGGATGAACTCGATGTCGTTCTTGATGACGGCGTTCGGTTCGTAGGGCTTACCCAAGAATCCCGAACCGTTGCCCTCGGCCTCATGCTGGGCATTGGAAATCTTGTGCCAGATGATCGGAGCCAGATTGTCGAACCCGATGGTACGACATCGTTCTTGAATAGACGCATGAAGCGGAACGACGGTATGACGCCCTTTGTTCTTGCGGCGGGACAAGCACACGTCCCCGACAACGCATATCAACCGTCCACCGGGTACGAGGGCGTGGAAACAGTTGTCCCATACCCGGTCCAGTTCATCGAGGAACTCGTCATAGTCTTCGATGTGGCCCATCTGCCCTTCGGTGTCTTCGTATTCCTTCAATGTCCAGTAAGGCGGGGAAGTCAAAACCAGATGAACTGAATCTTCGGGTAGTCTGACTTTTCTGGCGTCAGCCCGGTGAATGGTGTGACTTGTGGGGATGGTGCGAACCGCTTCTTCTATAGCTGCCGTCTTCGCCCGGTCTTTGGCGATGGCGGGGATGTCGGACTGGGCGTTCGCCAGCTTGCTCAGTGCGTCCGGTACATACTGGGCAAGGTCGGCTTTCATGGATCGTGCCTTCGAAATCTTCATTTGCTTCGTGACTTTTTCTCTTAGGCCCCATTATCCGGAAACTTCAGACCTTGCTCATTTTACCAGATCGCCTCGGTCGTGGCCCCGGCGTTTCCGGCCCGATCCCTGCGGCACTCCTCCGCGTGCCCGGTTTCATCGACGAGGTGATGCGGTACACCCTCGACACCGCCCCGTACCCGGAGCCGGTCCTGGCCTTCGCCGGGGCACTCACGCTGCAGGCGCTGCTGGCCGGGAGGAAGGTGCGCGACGCGATGGACAACCGGACGAACCTGTACGTCCTCGGCCTGGCCAACTCCGGCGTCGGCAAGGACCACGCCCGCAAGGTCAACGCCCGCATCCTCTACGAGGCGGGGCTGGCCGGTTGTCTGGGCACCAGCTTCGCGTCCGGCGAAGGGATCGAGGACCGCCTCTTCGATCAGCCCGCCTCGCTGTTTCAGGTGGACGAGATCGACGGCCTGCTCCTGCGGGTGAGCCAGGCCCGCGACGCCCGGCACGAGGCCATCGTGTCGATGCTGCTGCAGATGTACTCGTCGGCGTCGAGCATCTACGTCATGCGGGCGAAGGCGAACCAGGAACGCACCGTCATCGACCAGCCGTGCCTGTGCCTGTTCGGCACCGCCGTGCCCAAGCACTTCTACGAGTCGCTCTCGGCCCGGCTGATGACCAACGGCTTCCTTGCCCGCCTGCTCATCCTCGAATGCCGGGGCCGGGGCGTCGGCCGCGACGACACCGAGCGGCCGATCCCGGCGTCGATCCTCGAGGCCGCCCGCTGGTGGGCCGACTTCCGACCGGGCGCGTCCGGGAACCTGGCCGACTGGCACCCGGTCCCGCACCGCGTGCCGCAGACGCCGGACGCGGAGGCGGTGTTCCGCTCCGTCCGCGAGCGGGCCGACGCCGAGTATGCCCGGTGCGAGCAGGCCAACGACCCGGCCGGGATGGCGATCTGGGCGCGGGCTTACGAGAAGGCCCGGCGGCTCGCGCTCTTGTACGCGGTGAGCGTGTGCCGCGACAACCCGGTGGTCACGCCCGAGGCGGCGACCTGGGCCGGGGCGTTCGTCGAACACCAGACCCGGCGGATGCTGTACATGGCCCGCCACCACGCCTGCGAGAGCGAGTTCGACGGCAAGCGGAAACGCCTGCTCGACGTGCTCGACCAGTGGCGGCGGCAGCACGGCGACGAGTGGATGCCCTTCTGGCGGATCAACCGCAAGCTGCCGTGGTCGAACCGCGAGCACGAGGAGGTCCGCGACACGCTCCTGCACCAGCGGCTCATCGAGTCGCAGGTGCTGACCACCGGGCGACGCGGCCGGCCGGGTCTGTTCTACCGGCTCGCGCCGACGCCCTGCGCCACGGAGGGGACCGCATGAGCGAATTATTGCCTTTCTTGTTGTTCTTGCAGCCGTCCGCGACGGAGAGCGGAGAGGGGAACGGTGAGTCGGGGGGTAGCGCAAGAACAGCAACAAATACAAGAAATCCTTCTTCTCTCTCTTCTTCCCTCTCTCCCGCTCCTCTCGTCCGAAGCCGCGGGTCGTTTCCGGGCGGGCGTAGGTACTTGGAAAAACCGGCCGCTTTCCTGACGCCCGCGGGAACAGCGGCAAAGCACAGGAGAGTTTGTTTCGCATGTCCGAACGTGGAGGCCCCATGACCGAAGCCACCCCGATTGACCGCTGCCCGCGTTGTCAGACACCGCGACCCGGAGCGCACCTGTGCGACGACTGTACCCGCCGCCTGTACTTCGGCCTCGACCGCCGACGCAGCGAGCGACACCGCCACGATGACGACGCACCCAGCCCCTGGCAAGAGATCGCCATCCGCCTGATGGAGGACCAAGCATGAAGATCGAACTGTGGAAGATCACCGACGTGACGCCGTACCCCGGCAACCCGCGCCTCAACGACGACGCCGTCGATGCCGTGGCCGCCAGCCTGAAAGAGTTCGGGTTCCGCCAGCCGATCGTGGTGGACGGTGAGGGTGTCATCGCCTGCGGGCACACCCGGTACAAGGCCGCGCTGAAGCTCGGCCTGGAGAAGGTGCCGGTGCATGTGGCCAAGGACCTGTCGCCCGAGCAGATCCGCGCCTACCGCATCGCCGACAACCAGACCGCCTCGCTGGCCACCTGGAACTACGACCTGCTGCCGATCGAACTCGCAGGGTTGAAGGAAGCGAACTACGACCTTGGCCTGCTCGGCTTCGACCCGGACGAACTGGCCAAACTGCTCGACCCGACGCTTCGGGACGGGCTGACCGACCCGGACGACGTGCCCGCACCGCCCGACGCGGCGATCACCCGGCCGGGCGATCTCTGGGTGTTGGGAAACCACCGCCTGCTCTGCGGCGACAGCAGCAATCCCGCCGACGTGGATCGCCTTCTCGGCGGGGCAAGCATCCACCTGGTCAACACCGACCCGCCGTACAACGTGAAGGTCGAGCCGCGCAGCAACAACGCCATCGCCGCCGGGCTGTCATCGTTCCCCGCGACCAAGCAGGGGGCCATCGACGCGGCCGACGCCGGCGGCATGCACCACCAGGGCTTCGACATCGCCCGCGACAAGACCAAGTCCAAGCCGACCACCAAGAAGCTCCGGCCCAAGGACCGGCCGCTCGCCAACGACTTCGTCTCGGACGAGGCGTTCGACGCGCTGCTCGATGCCTGGTTCGGCAACATGGCCCGCGTGCTGGAACCCGGGCGAGGCTTCTACATCTGGGGCGGCTACGCCAACTGCGCCAACTACCCGCCGTTCCTCAAGAAGCACGGGCTGTACTTCTCGCAGGGGATCGTCTGGGACAAGCAGCACCCCGTGTTGACCCGCAAGGACTTCATGGGCAACCACGAGTGGTGCTTCTACGGGTGGCGCGAGGGCGCAGGCCACATCTACCTCGGCCCCAACAACGCCACCGATGTGTGGAGCGTGAAGAAGGTGAACCCGCAGTCGATGATCCACCTCACCGAGAAGCCGGTCGAACTGGCGGTGCGGGCCATGCAGTACTCGTCCCGCGAGGGCGAGCACGTCCTCGACCTGTTCGGCGGTTGTAAACTACAACACGATGATCCGTTGCAGAAACTCGCGGGCTTCATCTGTATTTACTTTCCCCTCCGGATGCTTGATCAAGTCATTTATTGCCCTTCCTTCAAACTGTGTTACACCTCGCGAGTTACGACCCGACCAGTGCTTGAGCAAAATTGTGGCTCGCAACAGCTTCTCTTGGAACATCGACACAAGGACAGTGTTCACGATTGTCCCCGGATCTACACCGACAAAGTAAAACATGAAAACCGACCGGGAATTCGCCAAGAACTCAAGCATTTTATCGAGATTGTAAGCCTTCGGATTAGAGCTGAGAATCATGATCTTCGTCTTGACATCCGTCTCGGTATCGTAAGCTGGAAAAATGCGGGAATAGTCCCCGAGTGCATTGTCGGTCTTGAATCTGGGAAGGCCCTTGTTGCCCGCTTTCAAAGCGGCGACGAGTTCCTGACGCAATGCCTCATCCTCTCCGGCAATGAGGTACTCAATGACGCGACCGCGCACGTTGATGTTTTCAATGAGTGCCGCCAAGAGTATTTCAGATCGGAATCTGCTCACTTGAGCATCTAGCTCCGCCTTCAGAACTGTCCAGTCTTCCGATTGAACGAAACGTGCTGCCCGTTCAGGTGCGGCAAGAATCGCCGCTTTGGCCGACTCATAGACATCAAATTTGATTCCCGTCGGAGAGATGTTGTTCGTCGCTTCTACCAATCGAGCAAGATTGCCCTCGAAACCGATAGCTGCGTGGATATCGAAGAGGCGACCAATGTTCTCGGACGAGTTGGCAATCCCTTCGAGTTCTCTGGCGATATCAGAACCATTGAAGCTACCCCGGATATTGTTCTCTCGGAGTTGCTGCGAACTATGGCTAATCTTCTTGAGGAGCGTTGTGTTCGCCAGTAAGCAGTAGTTTTCCGTTGGAGTGACAAGGCAGACGATGAAAGGCCGGTCATCGTACTTTCGGAGGTTGGACAGCGACAACACGGTGTTTCCGAAATTACGGCTCGCCGAGGAATTAAACCGGATGGCGAAGTCAGCGCAGTAATAGACCGATCTGTCTTTTGTCAGCCCAAACACATCGAAGACGATGCGGGCCAGGCGGGCCTTGTCGTTGATCCCGTCGTTGGCTTTGATCAGCGTCAACAGTGGTTCAAGGGTGTCATTCATTGAACAGACCCAACTGGTCATTGGCGCGCGTGCTGCGGGCCTTCTGTGGCTTTTGGTCAGGCAGGCTGTTTCTCTCCCAAAACACACCCTCGGAGTATCCCTGTATGCTATGGTCGGTCTCAGCAAACTTGAGCCGCTTCAATGCCCAGCAGCAGTAGTCGCGGTCGAGTTCGACTCCGCAGTAGCGACGTGCAAGCTTCTTGGCAACCACGGCCGTCGTCCCGCTGCCGAGGAACGGATCGAATACGACCTCCTCGGGACGTGAACTTGCCAGAATCAGCTTCGCGATCAGCTTTTCAGGTTTTTGCGTAGGGTGATCTGTATTCTCAGGCATAGACCAGAAGGGGATGGTAATGTCCGACCAGATGTTGGACGGATGGGTGAGGCGGTAGTTTCCATCCTCGGACTCTTCCCAATCCTTGGGGGTGCCATTGTCCGTGCGGTATGGTGCGATAACGCGGCGTTTTAATTTCACCGCCTCGACGTTGAAGTAGTAGTCGTTGCTGATGGTACAGAACCAGATATCCTCTGTGTTATTCTTCCAGTTCGCTTTGGCCCCGCGTCCCTTTTCTCTCTCCCATGTAATGCGATTTCGCACATGCAAATGCTTGTCGAGTATCGGAAAAATCAGGGTGGACGTTTGCCAATCACTGCAAGCATAAACTGTTGCTGTTGGCCGGAGGAGAGGCACAAGTGAGGTTAGGACATCGTCAAACCACGTCCTGTACGCCTCGGCTTCCTTTGCCTGGAAGATGTGGCCGTTGTAGTTCTTGGTCAGATTGTATGGCGGGTCGAGAATCACGAGGTCGGCAAAGGTAGGCGGAAGAAGGCGACGAGCTTCGTGAAAATCCTGGTGGATGACCCGTCCGACAACCTCTTCAGCGCGTGCGGGAGCGTCGAGGCGCAATAACTCCGTGGAAAGTGACGCTAACTCGGTAACGCTGCAATTTAGCGTTCTGTTGCGTGGCGCGCGTTCCTTCATCCCAACTCCTGTCGCGATCGTGTCCCGTTTGTCATTTCAGATAGCTTACACAAAAATTCTCGAAGAAAAAAGCTTGGCGAATGCTCCTGCATCTGGGCCGTGCTGTACGGCCACCGCGAGTTCGTCTGCCTGATCGGCTCGGACGAAGGGCACGCGATGGACATGCTCGACGCCATCAAGATGGAGCTCGACGGCAACGACTTGCTTCTGGAGGACTTCCCGGAGGCCTTGTTCCCGATCCAGGCCCTCGACGGCATCGCCAACCGCTGCAACGGGCAACTCTACAAGGGCGAGCGGACGCACATCGGCTGGACAGCCCGCGAGGTCGTGCTGCCGACGCTCAAGCCCGACGGCTGGCTCCAGCGCGAGGAGTTGCGGCCGTTCGTCCGCGACGACGGCACCTCGAAGGCGTCGGGCGCAATCATCAAGGTGGCGGGCATCACCGGCCGCATCCGGGGGATGAAGTACAAGCGGGCCGACAGCCGCACCGTCCGGCCGACGCTCGTCGTCCTCGATGATCCGCAGACCGACGAGAGCGCCCGCAGCCTGAGCCAGTGTGCGACGCGCGAGAGCATCCTGGCGGGAGCGGTGCTGGGCCTGTCGGGGCCGGGCACCAAGATCTCGGGGATCATGCCCTGCACGGTCATCCGCCCCGGCGACATGGCCGATGCCATTCTCGACCGCGACCGCCACCCCGAGTGGAACGGCCAGCGGACCAAGCTCGTCTACGCGTTCCCGACCGACGAGGGCCTGTGGAAGCGGTACGCCGAGGTCCGGGCCGAGAGCCTGCGTCTGGGCAACGGCGGCGAGGAGGCGACCGCGTTCTACCGGGACCACCGGGCGGCGATGGACGAAGGCGCGGTCGTCGCCTGGCCGGAGCGGTTCAACCACGACGAGTTGTCCGCCGTCCAGCACGCCATGAACCTGCGGCTACAGGACGAGGCCGCCTTCTTCGCCGAGTACCAGAACGAGCCACTCCCGGCCGAGACAGCATCGGACGACGAACTGACTGTCGAGCAGATCGCCGGCAAGCTCAACCGGATGAAGCGCGGGGAGGTGCCGGTCGGCGTCAACCACGTCACCGCCTTCATCGACGTGCAGGGGAATCTTCTCTTCTGGGTGGTCTGCGGCTGGGAGGACGACTTCACCGGCTACGTCCTCGACTACGGCGCGTACCCCGACCAGAAGCGGCCGTACTTCACGCTCCGCGACGCCCGGCCGACGCTCACCGGGATCCTGTCCGGCGGCGGCGTCGAGGCGGCGATTTACGCGGGTCTGGAAGCCTTGACCGGCCAGATCCTCGGCCGGGCGTGGCGACGGGACGACGGCGCGGACCTGCGGGTCGAACGCTGCCTGATCGACGCCAACTGGGGCTCCTCGACGGACGTGGTCTACCAGTTCTGCCGTCAGTCGGCCCACGCCGGGGCGGTGCTGCCCAGCCACGGCCGGTTCGTCGGTGCGTCGAGCCAGCCGTTCAGCGAGTACAAGCGGCGGCCGGGCGACCGGGTCGGCTTCAACTGGCGGATGCCGAACGTGCAGGGCAAGCGGGCGGTGCGGCACGCCCTGTACGACACCAACTTCTGGAAGAGCTTCGTTCACGCCCGGCTGGCGGTGCCGATGGGGGAACGTGGCTGCCTGTCGCTCTTCGGCGACAAGCCCGAGACGCACCGCCTCTTCGCGGAACACGTCACGGCCGAGTACCGCGTCCGCATCGAGGGGCGGGGCCGCACCGTGGACGAGTGGAAGATGCGGCCGGAGCGGAGCGACAACCACTGGCTCGACGGCCTGGTCGGGGCGGCCGTGGCCGCGTCGATCCAGGGTGTGAGCCTCCCCGGCACCGACGGCCGCGAGCCCGTCAA